GAAGTGTGGGAAAGACCCTTCGTACTTCATGAAGAAGTACTGCAAGATCCAGCACCAGGTCCGGGGCCTCATACCTTTTGAGACGTACGACTTTCAGGACGACTGCGTCAAGCAGTTCCAAGAAAATCGCTTCAACATCGTCCTAAAGTCTAGGCAGCTTGGACTGTCGACTGTTTCGGCGGCATATGTCGTGTGGTATGCCATCTTCAAGAAGGACAAGAACATCCTCGTCATTGCGACGAAGCTCAACACGGCCATCAACTTCATCAAGAAGGTGAAGACCATGTTGGACAATTTGCCCCCATGGCTCCTCCTCACGAAGTTCGAGCCTACGAAGCAGTCCATCAGGTTCACAAACGGGTCTACTGTCACAGCGGTTCCGACATCTCCCGACGCAGGCCGATCTGAGGCTCTTGCGCTCCTCATCGTCGACGAGGCCGCGTTCATTAGGGACTTCGATGAGATCTGGACGTCACTCTATCCGACCCTGTCCACCGGTGGCTCTGCTATCATCCTCTCCACACCTAACGGAGTGGGTGGTCAATACTACAGGTTATGGATGGAGGCCGAGGCGAAGTCGAATGACTTCAATCCAATACGACTTCCGTGGTGGGTCCATCCCGAACACGACCAGGAGTGGTTTGACAAGGAGACGAAGAACCTTCCCAAACGCAAGGTCGCCCAGGAGTTTTTGTGCGACTTCATATCATCCGGTGACACCTTCCTTCAGCCCACCGAGTTCGATGCACTTAGAGAGATGATCAGGCCTCCGACCGAGAAGGAGGGCCCACAGAGTGGGATGTGGATATGGAGGAGGCCTGAAGCCGGCCGTAGGTACGTCATATCGTCTGACGTTGCCAGAGGAGACTCTGCCGATTATTCAACGTTCCACGTCATAGACTACGAGTCCTGTGAGGTCTGTGCTGAGTTCATGGGTAAGATTCAGCCCGATAGGCTGGCAGACATGCTTGCAGACTACGGCAAGAAGTACAACGATGCCTTGATCTGTCCCGAACAGAATACGTTCGGGTATTTCACGTGCGTCAAGCTGAGGGACATGGGCTACCCTAGGCTCTACTATCAGAACGGCACAGGAGATCCGTTCTCCTATAGACCTGTCGACCCAGAGGCAGTACCCGGTTTCTCGACCCAGATGAAGACTAGGACCCAAATTCTCGCCAAGTTGGAAGAGATGATCAGAAATGGTCGTCTGAAGACCTATTCACAGCGCCTCTTCGATCAGCTGCAGGCCTTCGTCTGGAACGGTTCCAAAGCCCAGGCAGCAAAGGATGCCCATGATGACCTAGTCATGAGCCTCGCCATTGGTTCTTGGTTAGTCTCAGGCGGCAGTGACGTGGGAGAGCAGGGGATGGCCATGGCAATGGCAATGCTTAAGGCCACTTCGGTCGGAAACAGAGGAATGGACACACTTCCTGGGGGCATATCGGACGTGCGACCCGTTCCCAGCAAGAATTCACAAACTTATACTCCACAGAATGTTTCAAAACCTAGAAGCCCAGAATCAGTCAAGCATGCCCAGGTGACGGATTTTTCTTGGCTATACAAGTGATTCACATATGTATCTCCAACCTGCAGAGGAAAAGATGCCCAAGATAGGACTAGATAAGCTTAGAAACATAATCAGAGAAGAGCTCGTTCGATCTCTAGCCGAGGGCGAACAAGCCAAGTCTGGCATAGACCATGCCCGAGAGGCCGTCAAGTGCCTCGATGCAATCGAAAAATACAAGTCTCTCGCCACTTCAAAGGCGCTCGCCGAGATGCAGACAGAGCTAGAGAAGGTTGAAAAGGTTCTCCACAGGATCACTGCATCTCCGCTTGAGTATGCTGACGCAGTCCCTGAAGAGGCGCCCAGCGGAGACCTAGAGGTCCTGGATTCATCGGGTCCTGATGCAAAGAAGTCGGTCAGACCAAACATAGTCAAGACACAAGCCGAGAAGAAGCAGTAGATTCAAACTTCGAGGGCCGCTACCCTCAATGGAGCGGCAACACATAGATGGCAAAAGACGACAAGAATCAAAACCTCTTCCAGAAGCTGACGCGACTCTTTCGCAGCGGTCCTGTTGTGCGTCGGAAGATACGCAACCTCGACACGACGGTTGCTGTTGCTGATAAATCAAAGAGCAGCGGTGCACTGCTCTTCCAGAAGTCTCAGGCTCCGACCTATGCCACAATCACGGCAAATGCCTACAACCTCTCAGAGAGGTTGATGAGATATCAAGATTTCGGCGAGATGGAGTACACACCTGAGCTAGCCGCAGCGATGGACATCTATGCAGACGAGACCTGTGCCCAAGACGAGAAGGGTAGGGTCCTCCACATCTACTCCGACAATGAGAAGATCAGAGAGATTCTTGAAGAGCTTTTCTATAATACGCTCAACGTCGAGTTCAATCTGAGGGCCTGGACACGCAACCTCGTCAAGTACGGCGACATGTTCCTCTACAACGACGTGTCTCCTGAGCACGGCGTCATCAATGCATTCCCCATCCCGGTCAATGAAATAGAGCGGGAAGAGAACTACGACCCAAACGACCCGATGGCAGTCCGATACCGCTGGGTCACACTTGGAAATAGAACGCTGGAGAACTGGGAAGTGACGCACTTCAGACTCCTCGGCAACGACATGTTCCTTCCATATGGTTCTTCGATCATCGAACCTGCTAGACGAATCTGGCGTCAGCTCATTCTTATAGAGGATGCAATGCTGGTCTATCGGGTCGTCCGTGCGCCTGAGCGCCGAGTTTTCTACATCGACGTGGCGAATATTCCTCCCGAGAACGTCCCAATGTACGTCGAAGAACAGAGGAAGAACTTGCGGTCTTCTCAGGTCATCGACAGAAATACCGGTCGTGTCGACCTGAGGTACAACCCACTGTCCGTCGACGAGGACTACTTCATCCCTGTCCGCGGCGGGGAGAGCGGCACTAAGATCGACACACTTGCAGGCGGCCAGAATGCAGCGGCCGTCGAGGACGTTGCATACATTCAGAAGAAGCTTTTTGCAGCCCTTAAGATACCCCGTGCATACCTCGGGTATGACGAAGCACTGTCTTCTAAGGCAACTCTTGCCCAGGAAGACATCAGGTTCTCCCGCACCATCAACGTCATCCAGAAGACTCTGGTGTCGGAGCTTAATAAGCTTGCCATCATTCACCTGTATGCCAACGGTTTTGATTCAGAAGACCTGCAGAACTTCACACTTCGGCTCTCCAATCCATCCACCATTGCCCAGCAGCAGAAGTTGGAGCTCTGGAGGACCAAGTTCGAGATCGCTGGTTCTGCCCCTGAGGGTCAGGTGTCCAAAGAGTTCATACGTAGAGAGATCTGGGGTCTAAACTCTGAGCAGTGTAATGAGATCGATGAACAGCGACTCAAAGAGAAGGTCGTTGATCAAGCCATTGAGTCTGCAAAGCCTGAAGAAGAGTCTGGGTCCGCGGAAGGCGGGGAAGATCTTTTCGGTGGAGGAGAAGAAGGGGAAGGCGGCGAAGAAGCTCGACAAGGACATCGGTTCAAGCCTCCTTACTGCCTCAGATGATGCCTCCGATGATGAGGATTTTCCTCTCAAGGTATCCATCAAGGACGTCGAGGTCCCAGTCAAGGCAAAGACACAGCTCGACAGGGCGCTATACAACAGGGGTAGGATAAGGCACAACGGTGCCTCCAAGACCCATATGCCCGATTTTGCGAAGATGACACGTCACGACAGCAAGTCTCTGACCGATCCATACGACAGGGAATGGATGTCGTCCTACACAAGAAACCCATTGGGAGAAGGAGAAAACAGACACAAGACCTTCGTTGGATCTGACGTGCTCTCTGCTCTCAAAGGAATGTCTAATTCACAGAAGTTTAGTCACAGAAGTTCCGGCACCAGCTCTCGGCGCGTCATGACTGAGTCGACCGATGATCCGATCTATGGAGACGAGGCCGATGCCAGAGAGCACAGAGAAGTCCTGATAATAGACGACGATGGGGGAGACGAAAGATGACCACAAAGAACCACAATAAGAAGAGAAACAGCCTACTCATCTATGAGTTCCTTGTGAGGACCATATCGAGGGCGCTCGTTGAGGACGACAAGAAGAAGTCTTCGGCCGCACTCAAGATTCTTAGAAGACACTATCGGCCTGGGACCGAACTTTACAGGGAGTTCCGGCTCATGAATGCACTCGTCAAGACGACTGTTTCCTCCGAGCACGTCGCTGCCTCGATACTCAAGGAGGCCAAGACCGCCGCTACCGCTTTCGACGACCAGAAGCTCGACAGAGAGAAATCGATCCTCATCAGGAACATTAATCATGTCATAAACGAAGAGGACTTCTATGATCAACATGTTGTCGAATACAGGACTTTTGCTACGGTTCAGACTCTTCTAAACGAATGGCGCTCCGTAGACAAGGACATACAAAAGATGGCAGAGTTCGAGGATCAGCTCATGAGGCATCTTGTGTCTGAGAAGGCTCCGCCACCTGACACAACGATAGGCGAAGACTCTTCAGGAACGGCCCGACTCTTGATGAAGGTGATGACGAAGAAGCTGAATGAGAAGTATAACGGCATTCTCAATGATCAGCAGAAGTCACTCATTAAGGCATACGC